ACCAATAAGAATATGGGTATCAAGTTTTCTATCTACTATTGGTGTAATGAAACGTCTACGAAAATCATTTGCAATCTTATATGAAACAAACTTACGTCTGTCCATAGTATCACCTAAATGAATAATCGTTTTTATATTATTTTTATCAATGTATGGAAAAAATATATTTTCCCAGAACTTATAGAAATACTCGTTAAATGGTAAACTATCGTTTCTTGCACCAAAGTGAGTATCAGTTATCAGAGCTATCTTCATAAAATAATTCTAATCCTTTTGGTTTTGTTTTCTTCTTTTTTGGTTTATAGACATCTTCCTCTGGAAGAAAGTTTTTTTGTAAATAGTCTATATAAGGATTATCAAATTCTTCTCCACCTATTTCATCAGGCATGATGTTCATGTTTTCTATATATTTGTTTTTAACATGAGCCTGTTTCTTTTCTTTTTGTATTCTTCGCAAAAATGCATAGTAAATTATTTGTGTAAAATATGCAAAAGGGTTATCTGATTTATCTGGATTAAAGTTGTGAACATATTGTAGACAATTTTCTATTCCATCACTTATCATTTCTTCACGATATGTGTAGTTTATAAAATTAGGTCTATAAGACAATCTGTTTGCAATCTTTAAAAAACAATCACCAATGTAATTAGATATTGGTGGTGGTCTATTTCTACCCTCTTTTTTTGCTTGTTCGCATTTTGCTTTCCAGTCTTTCATGGCTTGCAAAAATTCTTTGTTATTTACATAGTGAGCTTTGTTTGACACGACATTATTCCTTGTCTAAATTAAGTAGAATATAACATTATATAATACTAAAGTCAAGTCAATCTAAGAACTTGACTCTAAAGTAAAATAAGTGTATACTCACTTTGTGATTCACAGATTAATGTATTGTTTTTGAAATTGGTTCATCAAAATCATCATCTAATTTATCTTCTTCTTCTCTCATCAGAAATTTCTTAACAAACTCCTGCTCGATTTTATCTAATTCTTTTTTACTGGGTTGTCGTAGTTCTGGTAACTTTTGGTCTTGCCATTTCTTTACACAATGTTCATAAAATCTGGTTAGACCCACAGAGGATTCCGTGATTGCGATTACATTGTTTTTTACAACATCATATTTTTGATTTTCACTAAGTTTAATCCATTGTGAGAACGCCATAGCTTCTTCTATATTACCATTCTCTCTATATCTAGGATAAACATTTATTTTCAATGGATTTACAACTTTAATAAATTCACCATCAGTAGAAGAAACAGTTGCAACTAATTCATCTCCGTTATTAAGTTTTATTATTTTTGTTTCCATATCATTTCTCTATGTTAAGATTTTTAATTTCATAATCAAATTCTTCTTCATTATAGATATTTATTCGTTCCATAAAATGACGAAGTGTAAAATTTTGTCTTGACTTATATGTTAAATCATCTGCGATATCATACACCACAACCGAAGATTTGGTATTTCCTTTTCGTAGTCCTCTGCCAACACTTTGTAACACTCTAATCCTTGATTTACTTGGACTTGCGAACATGATGTTATGAAGATTACGAATATTAATCCCAGTAGAAAAAGTACCGTATGATGCAATGATGATTGCATTTTTTTCTTTTTCTGTAATCTCACGAATATTCTCCCTTGTTTGTGCATCTGTTCCACCATGAACATAAAATACTTTTCTATTCAAATCTTTCATCATGTCATATAAAACTGCACCATGTTTCTCTACAAATTGAAATAATACAAGTGTATTACCTTTTAGATGTTTTGTCAAATTTACTATAAAGTTATTTCTTCTTTCATCACGAACTATCAAATCTACTTCATCTTGAAACTTTTGAGTTTTCATGAACTTACAATCTATCTCTGGATATTGTAATACTATACACTTTATAACTAATTTTGCAAGTGTTTTTTTATCCATCAATTCTTTTGTAGTAGTTACCCTATTGACAGAACCAAATAAACCCTCTAATATAAGTCTATGAGTTTGTGTACCATCCAATGTTCCAGTAAATCCGTGACGATATTTGCAAGATATAGATTTATTCATAATACCAGTTAAAGACTTTGCTTTAAATAGATGAACTTCATCACCTAATATACAACCAAAGTTTTCAAAGAATTTTCTGGGTAATTTATACAGAGATTGCCATGTAGATATTGTTATAGGTTTTGTAATATCTTTAGAATGACCCTGATATATTTTTTGCATCTTTGTATCGTCATATCCGTAATCTATGAAATCAGAATACATTTGTTCTACTAAAGATGTTGTTGGAACAAGTATGAGAACATTTTCTTTCTCATACCATCTAGACAAAAGATAAATTATTAATGACTTACCACTAGCAGTAGGACTAAGAAGAAGGCTCCTATTGTTTCCGACTGCATAAGAAAATGCGTTCCTCTGGTAATCACGAATCTCCAAATCTTTTCCCTTAGACTTAGGTGACACTCTTCTAATAAATCTATCCAGTTCGTTGTTTTCATATTTTCTTTCATTTAATATACCCTCTTTATATTCAATATCTATTTCATTTCTTTTTGCAAATTCTTCTATGTAGGGTAATAATCCAACATAAACCTCATTGGTTGCAACTGAATATAATCTTATTTTACCATCCCATATTCTTCTTTTATATGAAGGCATGAACCTAGCTCCAGGCACTTCAAAAGTAAAAAAGTCTGATAATTCTCTTGCAACATTTGGTTCAGTTTTTACACGAAGATGAACCTCATTCTTTTTTGATATTATCAAAATGAACCCTCTAAAAATCTTTTCCAATCAATCGCATTTTTTATTTGAAACCCACGATTGTTTACAGATTTACAAACTCGTTCTGCATAATCACACATTGCATTATGATAATCAACTGTATGTTTTGCTTTGATTAGTTCCTCATCACTTTCAAGGTATGTAGGTAAATCTTGTTTAAGTATTTTTAAGTCAAATGGTTTTTCTTGGTAAACTTTTGGGTCTGCTTTACCAGAATAATATTCCCATTTTTGTCTAAATAAAACTTTATACTCTGACTCTGCTTGTTTTGATAACAGACTCCAACGAGTGTATATCTTTAAATATTTTGCATAAAGTTCTGGGGTTTTAAGTGACTCAATATCTAATTGTTCATTATTAATTTTGAGGTCTTTTTCAGCCTCTTTCTGAAGTTGTTCTAAATCCATAATATAACCTTATTTTATAATGTAAATATCTCATATAATTTATAACTGAAAGTGCAAGTAGTTGTCAAGTATGTAACATCTGATTCTTGTTGATTAAATTGTATTGCACCTAAACTGACTGGGTATATGTCAGAAAATCTTACCTCAACTAATGGATTATTTTTAGACGAGGTAATAATTAAAGTTGCATCACCAAAAGTAGCAGATGCACTTGTTGGAGAGCCTGGGTTTGTTGCTTCACCTTTTGTACTATTTGATGTTGGAAACGCATCTGAATTTTCTTGTCTAAAAGATTCAAATTGTGTTCTTGCTTTTGGAAATCCTATACCAACTAACCATTGATGTAATTCTATATAATTTTTAAAACTTTCATCAATAATAAATTGTATCTCAAGATTATCATATGTAAGAGTATGACCTTGTACTGGTATTTCTTTAAAAGGTGAAGGTATTACAACATCACCTAAACTTATCCCAGGCAAGTTAATTTGTGTTGTAAAAAATTCTACTAAAGGAAGTTTGTTAATTTTAAAAACAAATTTTGTAGAATCTGCATAATCAAGTTGAGTTGGTTGACGAGACAACATACTTGTGTTGACCATTTAGTTTCTCCATTATACTATCTCTTTGTTCATCAGTATAAGTTGTCCAATCTCTTATTTGTTCTAAAGTTCTTCCACAACCCACACATATTAGTTGACTACCAAGTGATATGTAGTCAATCCCCTCTTTTATCTTACATACTTTGACACAAGGTGATTTCATAATAGTATTTAGTTGGAAATAAAAAAAGGGGAGTAAAAACTCCCCCTTTTCAGATTATTGCAGTACTTATTACATTAAGTTAGCGACTTGAACTCGTCTGTAGTAAGTGTTATCGTTTGCACCAGTAATGATGTCTGTTGCATCACTTGTTGCAAATGGGTTTTGAGCAACACCATATCTTGTCTTAAATCCAATTTTTGGTTGGAAAGTGTTCTCACCTACTGCACGAACCATTTGTAATGGTACATATGGACAGTAGAAGATACCAGCGTCATATGGTGATGTTCCCTTATATCCTACAACATAATACTGTTTTGCAGCATTATTAGCAGCATATGGGTCAATATACACTCTATATCTACCGTTAAGTACACCAGCAAAAGTATTACCAGTATCGTCAACTTGTAAGTTATTATTTAAAGCAGGAGCGTAATCTAATACACCAGCCATTTGAAGTGCAGAAGCGACATCAGATGATGTGATGATTAAGTTACCTTTTCCTCTTCGTGTTTCTTGAGCAATAACATTCGCATCTCTTTCGATTTGGAACATTAATCCCTTGAACTTTTCAACTGACCATCTACCGTTTGAGTCTGTATCTAAATCAAAGATACCAGCAGTAGTTGTGTTGATTGATGCACCTTTCTTTGCAGATACATAGATAGTTCTAATTACTTCTCTATTGATTTCTGCAAGAATTTCAGCAGATAAGATGTTTGACAATTCTGTCTCTGCATCTAAACCGTGAATAGCTTTTAAGTCTTGAGCGAGTTCCATAGTGTACTCAGCTTTTAGAGCTCTTGTCTTTGCAGTCACAGTTGATTTCTCGATTGAGAAAGCCATTTCTGCGAAAGAGTTTGCAGCTGCATCACCTAAAGCTTCACCTTCTGCTGTGGTCATACCACCACCAGTAGTTGAACCGTAGTCTGCACCACCAGTAATATATGTGCCTGGAGAGGCATCATTTAAGACTGCTGGGTTAGTACCAGTCATTGCAGTTGAATTTAAGTCTCCAGCAGCATCATCATTTGAGAAACCAGTATCTGGTTCGTTGAATAATGCTTCTGTACCACCTTGGGTTGAGAACTTTGACTTCATTGCAAAGATAAGACCAGTTGGGCCAGTCATTGGTTGCACAGATGCAACATCATATGCAATCAAGTTTGGCATAGACCTTCTTACTAGTGAAATAAGAATTGGGTCATATCCACCCATGTTACTTCCACCGAAACCAGAGTTAGCTGGTGCGGCTTCTGACAAGAAGGCAGCATCTTCTTTCATTGCTGATTCTTGGTTTTCTAATATTATAGAAGTGACGGCTTTTTTGTAGTTGTCCTTAATCTCAGGCAAATCTGGATGAGCGAGGACTGGCTGCCACTTTTCTTGAAGTTTTTCTGAATTATACATTTAGTATCCCCTTAACTTTCTTTCTATACATTTATTTATCATAATCTATTTTTTAACATTACTAAAAGGCGCATAAGATGATTGCCTCTTAATTGCAGAAGTGTATGCAGCCATCACTCCGCTAGCTTCAATTTCTTTCTCCTCAGAACCACCCTCTTCAGTTAGGTTTTGTGGAGTACTTTTTGGAAAATAATTTTCCTTCAAAGTATTCAGTTTTTCAGTAAATGACTCTTTATCAGTAAAGTCTACATCTTTTGTTAACTCTGCAAATTTTTCACTTTGTGTTTCTGCAAGGTCAGATGAAACTTCATTGATTACTGCTTCACGAACAAGTTCATTTTCAGATTTGTTCTTTTCAGTCAACTTACCAATGGTTTCGTTGAGTTTGTTTTCGAGTTCATCAATCTTAGATGCTTGTGACTCAAGAATATCATACTTCTCATCTGGAACATCAATATAATGTTCTTCAAAAAGTGCCTTTAACCCACCGATAAAGTCCTCTGCGATTTCTCCCTTTAGACCTCTTTCGATTGCAAGTTCGTTTTCTTTCATCCACTCTTTAACAACGTAGTCAAGATAACCGTCAACTTTTTCTGCAAGTTCAGTTTTGAAAGTTTCAACTTCACTTGAAACCTCTTGAGTTTTTTCTTCCTCAATTCTTTCAATTTCTGAACGTACTTTTGATTTTACTGCAGCTTCAAATATTGTTGCAGCTTTCTTTTGAAATTCTTCAGATAAATCCTCACCCTTTACGAGTGCATCAACATCTTCTGCAACATTTATTTTTGCGAGTCTTTGGTCAATAGCTTGTTTTGCTTTTTCTAAAACGGTTTGTTCATCCATTTCTTTCTCACCACCCTTATGGGCATTATTATAATCCATCATGGCTTTTACCATTTGGACACTATCGTCTTTTTTACCGTTTTTAGCTTTTTTGACCATTGCATCCATTTGAGCAGCAAGTTCGACTTTAGTCATATTCTCTGGGTCTTTCATTTCGTCTTTTGTACCAGTATGACCACCCATCTTGAGTACTTTTACATCTTCTGCCATGACTTTCTTTTCAACACCATGTTTGAATTGAACATCATACCACTCAACGTATCCGTCATCTGTTGGAATTGCGTGTTGACCATAGATTGGTTTACCTCTTCCCCATACTGGGTGTTCGATAATTTCTGCACAATCATGGTCTTTGGAATGACATAATGCACGAATTTCTTCGTCTGTATAACCAGTTGAATCTTCTTTCATTTTCATTGGTTTTTCATCCCCTTTAGTTTTTACTGGAATAGAACCGTCTTTCTTAGTTGACTTTGCATAATCCTTTTTAGGTTCATCACCTTTAACGACTGCAGCTCCAGTATCATCAACTTCACCAGCAACCTTTTTCATTGGGTCAGCTTTACCACCAGTTTTTGCTGGAGCGGAAGTATCTTTCTTCATACCGTGTTCTGCTTCATTCAAGTCATCAAGAACTTCTTGTTCTAATTCCTCAATTGTCTTATCTATTTCTGACATTTGAAGTCTCCTTGATTAATATTAATCCTTATTACATTATATTTATAAATTATAACTTTTTAAGGAATTTTGCGAAAGCCAATGCTTGGTAATTCGCTTCTCTGGAACGCACATTACGTTCCATTTCTTCCTTGATTTCCGCCACATCTTGTTCTTGTAACAATCCATTATTCCATACCCACTCTTTACCTTCCATAATTCCTTGTACGAAAGCATTAGGTGCAGAGGGGTCTGCAACAATGTCAGCAGCAGTTGCAAGGTAGAAATCGTCTTTGACGTAGTTTGCACCATTTTTTTGTTCCAAACTACCCATACCTCTTGAAGAAACTGCGAGTTTACCACCATCATCCATAATATTTTTTACTATTGTTCCCATTGGTGTTCCCATAACTTTAGCTTCACCAATGAAATTTTTACCATCTGGTTCTAGACTTGTAACCATGTGAGATACTTTATCTAAGTTTACAGTCGGGCCTTCTGGGTGACCAAGTTCACCATATGCACGATTCTGTTCAATAAACTCTTTCTTATATCTCTTTACCTCTTTATCTAAGACTTCAAAAGGATATACTCTACCATTTCGATTCTTAATTTCTGATTGTAGAAATATACCTTTTAACTTGTAATTATTTTTACCAGTTTTTTCATCTTCTTCTTTGATGTATTCTACATCATCACTAAAATGTTCTGATATTAATTTCATAGTCTTATCCTTTATGCGAGGTTATCGTAACCAGATACTTTTCTTAATTTTAACCAAATTGTTCCTACAGATGTACTACCATTTGTTAATAGTATATCACCAGTTACACCACTACCAGCATTATTTGGTATTGATGGAAAACCGACTGCACCAGCATTATATGCACCACTACCGTTTAATGATAATGCAACAACATTTGAAGTTGCATCAAACAAAATATTGGTTTGACTACCAGTTGTCCATTGACAAGCGACAATCGCAAGTCTTGGGTCTGTATCTGCACCAGAAAGTGCTGATGCATCAACGATACTAGCATTTGTATTAGTACCAGTAGTTGTTACTTTAACAACTGTTTCGTAATCTGTGTCTTTGAGTGTTACTGCACTAACTGCCATATCCGTATTCTCCTAACATCTCTTTTTCAAAGTATTTATGTAGTTCTTTTTCACGAACTTTATACTTACGAGATACGTCTTTTATAGTTTTTTCAAAAGTATTTAGGAAATCCGAAGGTTTCGCATCCATTTTACGAAAAATATCATCAACTGCCTCTTTCATTTTAGGAGACAGTTTTTTATATTCTTTCGTTCTCTTGTGTTCATCCTTTTCAGGCAACTCAATCTGACTGAAGTTCTTCATCTTCCTCTACTTCTGGTATGTGTTGCGATACCATTGTGTTTGCAACTTCTTTTCTTTTTATTTCAAGTGCATCACCAACTTTTACTTGTATCGCATTTTTAAATTCTGTTTCTGCACCTAGATTATCTCCAGCTGCAATCGCATCAATTATTTCTCTTGTCATATCATTTCATCTCCATCTTCTTCACCACCACCTTCATCATCAATTTCTTTGGTCATGGTTTCTATTTCTTCATCTGTTTGACGAAGAACATTCTTTTGAACCCATCTCTTTGAAAAGAAATTTCCAACATAAGGTTCAAGTGTTCCTAACATTTCTATTCTTTCTCTTAATATCTCTGCATCACGCAATTCTGCAAAATGTCCATCTTGTAGAAAGTCATATGCAATGTGTTCTTTCATTGCATCCCATTCTTCCTCTGCAATTACACCAGTCAGAATAAGTTGTGTGCGTAGTATGTCATGGAATATTACAGAAAACTTTTTTCTTAATCTTTGAACAAACTTTGTAAATTTAAGTTCATCTCTTGTAATTTCAGTAGACCTACCAAGACTAAAATTACTTTCTGCTTCCATTCTTGAAATAGGTACATTTAGTGACCTATAAAGTTTTCTTTGAAAATAAACTATGTCATCAATCTCACCAAGATTTTGTCCGCCTGGGAGTGTAGTTATCTCTGTTCCTCTACCACCTTCTCTTCTTGGTAACCAGAAATCTTCTAACATAGACATATGATTTCTATCATCACGAATTTCACCAGTAGATGCATCATATACCAGTTTGTTACGATAACGATTCATAACATCTTTTAGATATTGTTCTGCTTTTATCTTTGGTAGATTACCCACATCAATATAAAAAATACGTCTTTCTGGAGCTCTTGATATACGATATATAACAAGACTATCCTCAATCATTCTTAATTGATTTACTGGTTTGATTGCTTTATGTAGATAAGATAATACTGAACCTCTATTTTGGTCAATTAATCCAGATGGACAATATGCAATAGAGTCTTTAGTGATTTTTAATCCACTATCCATAGTACCACCAGTTGCGATACCTTTTTCATTGTAGATATAAAACTCTTCAGTTCTTTTCTTTTCTTCTACACCAGTAATTGGATTAGGTTTACCAGATATTGTTTCCCTTACTTTTTTAATTTTTTGAGGGTCAATATATCTTAATTCAGTAATACCTTTTCTTGGGTCTTTTTTATCAATCACTTTATGATAAAATAATCGACCATCTACATACCATCTACGAAAGATGTCATGTCCTTTTTCTTGAAACATCATTAGTTGAAGAACTCTATCGAACTCTTCTCTAATTCTACGTTTAACATTTGATGATTGTTTTAGACCGTCTAATTGAAGTGAAATAGGAGAATCGTTTTCATTTGATGCGATTCCCTCACTAACAATATCTTCAATTGCACTATCACATTCTGGTTGTTGAGATATATGTCTATATCTCTTTATCAAATCATATTGAGTTTTATCTCTGCCTTCGATATCGTAGACAGAGGAAAAGAAACCACCAGATGCAATATCTACTGCACCATCATCAGATGATGGCAGAGTGAATGACTCTGCATCATCTTTTTTCCTTGTAATACTAAACCCAAAAAACTCAGCCATAATAACTCCTTTTGTTCTATTTAGTAAGAACTATTAGAAGTTTACTGAAGAGGTTTCAAAGTGTGTATATCTCCAAGTGATGTCAAAAGTTTCGACTTCAGTAGTTGCATCATAATTTAGGTCGATTGCAGTTATAGCTTGTGGAAAACAGTTTCTTAAAAAGTATGTTTTCAAAACAGTATCATCTCTATCGAGTTGTTCAACTGTTAAATCAGCAGTATAATCTGATACATTCGTAAGTCCAGTTCCAGTAACGAAATCATTCATTCCATTACTCCACCTTTCCATAGCATTTCTAACCATGAAATCTGTATCATTTAATACAGTAGTTGTCCATGTTTCATACTCTCTATCACCAGCAAGATATAATGCTCTTCCTCTAAATGGAACTACAACTTCACCTACAGTATTCCCAGGCAGTTGACCAGTTCTTGTTAAAAATGAAGTTCGTCTTATATCCAACGCAACTGCGATAGCACCAGGCGTGTTGAAAGTTATACGAAATTGGTTTGCTCTTGCACCACCACCAACAAGGTTAGCTTTAAATTCATCAATAGTAGCCATTTATTTACCCCCCTATCTCTGAAAATGCGACACCAGTTCTCACAGCGATGAAGTTCAGTTGTATGAAGTTAATTGAACGAGCTGGTTTGATAAAGATATCTGCAACAAACTCATTTCTATCAATTACTTCACCAGTATTATTAGTTCCGTCTGCAACTACAGAGAAATCAGTAATACCTCTTCGACCTTGAATATCTCTCAAGAAAGGTTCTACAAGATTTCTAAATTGTGCTCTTGTAAATTCATCATTGAATTCAAAGAGTTGAAACTTAGCAGCAGTTGCGATTGCTTTTTCTAATAAGATAAACAATCTACGAACATTGATTCTGTCAAAAGCACTAGGTTTTGCAAGTGCAGTTTTATCACCGAATAATACAGTTCCTTGACCAGCGATTGTAATTACTGGATTAATTCTTGCTGGATATAAAATATCTCTTTGAGCTTTTGTAGGATTGTATGCAAGTTTTACTGCACCTCTGATTTGTCCTCTATTAAAACCAGCAGGAGAGAAAAATGGGTCTGCAACATTATCTGTATTTGCACAAAGACCAGCAATATCTCCGTTTAATGGTATGAACCTAAACACATCATTAAACTTATCAAACTGAAATTTATATCCACTATCGAATACACAGTATGATGAACTTGATAAACTATCAAAGAAAGTTTTTACGTTTGATGTTTGTGTTGTTGAACTTGTTACGTTAACAACGTCTGCTCTTCGTGGTGATATGAAAACCACAACATCTTTTCTTTTTTCTGCAATGTCAATCAAGTTAGTTGCATGAGTAACACCATCTGTACCAGCTGGACTTGCACCAGCCATAATTAGATTGACATCTACTGTTTCTGCATCTTCATATAGTGTATATGCAGAATCTAACTCACCAACTGTTAGTGCAAAGTCATCAGTTCCACCACTTAGATTAAAATTAATTTCACCAGTTGTTCCAGTACCAGTTGTATAACTGTTACCAGCAGTTAATGCTGTTCCAGCATTTGATAATACACTTGGGTGGTCTAACCAGTAAATAAATTCTGATTGTCTAAAAATTACCTCTGGATAAAAGTTTGCATTACCTTGTGGTGTTTTTGCATTTGGATGTTGAGAAACTAAAGGAAAAGTTTCTAAAACTGAAAGTGTTCTTTCTCCGGCTGTGTCTGCACGAAAACCAGAAATATCTCCAGTTCTGTCATATACTACAATATGTAATTCGTCTGTGCTTACACCTTTACCAGTTGCAAAAGTTGAAGTCCCAGGCGCACCATCAAACAAATCGTAAAATCTAAATCTTCGTCTTACGTTTGTTGCATCTGCAAGTGCAGTTTTTAAACCTTTACCATTTGGGTCATCTTTTTGTCTGATTGTAAGTGTATCAGTTGATATTGCAGTTACTTCATA